AATAGACTCGGAAGCTTATCGCGATATTTTTCCTAATGTAGCCTTACAATCAGATAGTAAAGCTGCCGGAAGATGGAACACTAACCATAACGGTGATTACTTTGCTATTGGGGTTGGTGGTGCTGTTACGGGGAAAGGGGCAGACTTACTTATAATAGATGACCCGCATTCAGAGCAAGAAGCGGCTATGGCTGAGACTGACTCGTCTGTTTATGATAAGACTTATGAGTGGTACACATCAGGTCCTAGACAGCGTTTGCAACCTGGAGGGGCAATAATCCTCGTCCAGTGTATGACTGGTGATACTAAGGTATTACTTGCTAATGGATATGAAAAAGAGTTACGTGATATAAAAATTAATGATGAGATAGCGACCTATGAGAATAACGCTATATCAACTTCAAAAGTGACTAATTGGAAGTCAAATGGTTCTGATTTTGTATATAGAATAAAAACTATTTGTGGTACAATTCTACAAGCAAATGAGAGGCATCCGTTTCTTGTAGAACACAATGGGGTACAACAATGGGTGAGATTAAGAGACTTGAAAGTGGGCATGTTACTTGTAGCAACGAAGGCTGTTTTAGCCCAGCAAGAGCCCAAGTTAAGCCTAAATCAGGTGGGTTATGCACACCCTGTGGGGCAACAAAATCCTACCATAAGAAAAACCCTAACGCCCCCTATAGAGAAATCGGATCTCATGGTAGATGGAAAGGGGTTATATGTTCAGCAGAAGAGTGTAACAAACCTGTATCATGTAACGGGTTATGTATATCACATAATAACAAAGCTAATTGGGCATCTGGGGCGTCCAGAAAAGACGCGGCCTACAATAGAAACAAGCGACTTAAGAGTAGGTACGGCATCGACTCCAGTGATTATGAGCGCATGCTTAAGAATCAGAATGGGGTTTGCGAAGTGTGTAAACAACCTCCTGCTAAAAATGTTAGGGCTCATTGGGGAGGTAGATTATGCGTTGACCACTGTCACGATACCGGAAAAGTTAGAGGACTATTGTGTAATGACTGCAACCTCGCTATTGGGTACGGGAAAACAGAATCAGTCTTACTTAGTGCCGCTAAATACTTACGAGATCATTCTTGATACTATTTTGACAATAACCCCAATAGGCTATGAAGAAGTTTTTGACATTGAAGTTGAACGAACTGAGAACTTTATAGCTAACGGTATTGTTAGTCATAATACACGCTGGTCGAAAAAAGATTTAACGGGTCAAATACTTAAGAGTGCTGCACAACGATCAGGTGAGAAATGGGATGTAATAGAGTTCCCAGCCATTCTACCTTCTGATAAACCCACCTGGCCTGAGTTTTGGTCTATTGAAGAATTACTTGCATTACGTAATGAGTTGCCTATTGGTAAGTGGATGGCTCAGTATCAACAGCAACCTACGTCTGATATATCGGCTATCATTAAACGTGAATGGTGGCATGAATGGGAAAAGGATGAAGCCCCACCTTGCGAGATGATTATACAAGCATGGGATACTGCGTTTACTAAGAATGAACGATCAGATTATTCCGCTTGTACCACCTGGGGTGTATTTTATAAACCTGATGATACAGGGCTAGCTCAAGCTAATATCATATTGCTTGATGCGTTTAAAAAGCGAATGGAGTTCCCTGAGTTAAAGAAAAAAGCTTATGAGTTATGGAAAGAATGGCAACCTGATTCGCTAATAGTGGAAGCTAAAGCATCGGGTTTACCGTTGATCCATGAGATGCGTGCCACGGGTATCCCTGTGCAAGAATTTACACCAACCCGAGGTAATGATAAGATTGCTCGTGTTAATGCTATAACGGATATATTTGCTTCCGGTTTAGTATGGTATCCAAACACACATTGGGCAGAAGAAGTAATTGAAGAAGTTGCTAGTTTTCCTGGTGGTGAACATGACGATTTTGTTGATACTATGAGTATGAGTTTGACTAGGTTTCGTAAAGGCGGTTATCTTAGACTTCCGACAGATGAAGACGAGGATGAACAATACTATAAACGTAAAAAGGCGTACTACTGATGATAACCATAGTCTGGTCGTTAGTTAAGGTTTTAGGGCCATATTTGGTCATAGTGTGTGTACTTATAGCTGCGTTTGTGGCTGGTGGATATACTGTTCAAAAGAAATGGGACAAACAGGACGCACAAATTAGGGCTGAGTCAAACCAGCTTATTGCTACTGCACAAACTAAAGCTGATGATGCACGTAAAACTGCTGAGATTTCAGCACAAATTATAGGTGAGACGTATGATAAGAACACACAACTTGGTAAAGAACTTAGTAGCTCCAACGATGTTATTCTTTCTGAACGCTTGCTCCGCTCCAAGTCCAATAGTAACCGTTGTACCGTGCCCAGTAATTCCACAAGCACCCAAACAAACGATGACAGTATTGCCAGAAGCTGGGTGGTTCCAGAAAAGGCAGCAAGAGAGATTAATGATGACACCAAATACGCAGACGAAATAATCGAAAACTGCCGAGCCATGCAAACTTACATAAAATCTTTAGAGGTGATTAGATGATTCATTGGGAACAAGCAAGTACAAAACGTGGGTTGATATGGGTGGTCGCAGGGCTTCTAGGTGTTGCAGGATTAGCTTTGGGTAAAGACGTAAGTCAAATAGTCCCGTTTGCAATGGCTTTAGCTGGAGCTGCCGGTATTGCTACAAATGATAGTAAGGATAAATAATGGCTATTGAGAAAAGTTTATACCAAGCCCCACAAGGTTTAGAAAGTCTTGAGCCTGACATGGAGATTGAGATTGAAGATCCTAAAGCGGTACATCTTAAAATAGGTGATGTTGAGATTGATCTGTCCCCCGAGGAAGAATCTGACGAGGACTTTAGTGAAAACCTTGCTGAGTACATGAGTGAGAGTGAGTTACAATCTATCGCTAGTGAGTTGATGTCAGATTTTGATGACGATGTGGCTTCTAGGAAAGACTGGATGCAAACCTATACTGATGGGTTAGAGCTATTAGGTATGAAGATTGAGGAGCGTTCTGAGCCTTGGGAAGGTGCATGTGGGGTGTATCACCCGATGTTATCTGAGGCGTTGGTTAAGTTTCAAGCTGAGACTATGATGTCTACCTTCCCAGCTATGGGGCCGGTCAAGACTCAAATAGTAGGTAAAGAGACGCCTGAAAAGAAAGAGTCTGCTGCGCGTGTTGCTGAGGATATGAATTATCAGTTGATGGATGTGATGACTGAGTTTCGTCCTGAGCATGAGCGTATGTTGTGGGGTCTAGGGTTATCTGGTAACGCCTTTAAGAAGGTTTATTACGATCCTAGTATAGAGCGTCAAGTATCATTATTTGTTCCGGCAGAAGATATTGTAGTGCCTTATGGTGCATCTAACTTAGAGCAAGCTGAACGTGTAACGCATGTTATGCGTAAAACAGAAAACGAACTACGTAGATTACAAGTTGCTGGGTTTTATAGGGATATAGATATTGGAGAACCTGATAACTCAATGGATGATATTGAGAAAAAGATTGCAGAGAAGATGGGCTTTAGAGCGAGTTCTGATGACCGCTATAAAATATTAGAAATGCACGTTGAGTTAGACCTACCGGGGTATGAAGATGAAGATGAAGACGGAGACCTTACAGGAATTGCCTTACCTTATGTTATTACTATTGAAAAAGGTAGTAATGAAGTGCTTGCGATACGCAGGAATTGGGAACCTGAAAGTACTAATCATAAGAAACGACAACATTTTGTACATTATGGGTATGTACCTGGGTTTGGGTTTTATTGTTTTGGCCTTATCCACCTCATTGGCGCATTCGCAAAGTCAGCAACATCTATTACAAGACAACTGGTGGATGCCGGAACACTATCAAACCTTCCTGGTGGATTCAAGTCTAGAGGGCTTAGAATAAAAGGAGATGATTCCCCTATAGCTCCAGGCGAATGGCGTGATGTTGATGTACCGTCAGGTACGATTAGAGATAACTTTATACCTTTACCCTACAAAGAGCCTAGTAATGTATTGATGCAGTTGCTAGGTCAGATCATTGATGCAGGTGCAAGATTCGCTAATACTGCTGATTTACAAATCAGTGACATGTCAGGTCAAACACCTGTAGGTACTACACTCGCTATATTAGAGCGTACGCTTAAAACGATGTCGGCTGTTCAGGCACGTGTACATTACTCTATGAAGCAGGAGTTGAATTTACTTAAAGGTATCATTGCCGACTATACTCCAGAGGAATATACGTATGAACCCACAGAAGGTAGTAGAAAAGCCAAAAAGTCTGACTACGATAATGTTTGTGTTATCCCTGTATCTGATCCTAATGCTTCAACAATGGCACAAAAGATCGTGCAGTATCAGGCTGTTATTCAATTAGCTCAAGGCGCACCACAGTTATACAATCTACCGCTACTACATAGGCAGATGATTGAGGTGTTAGGTATTAAAGACGCAAGTAAACTTATCCCGATGGATGAGGATCAAAAACCGACTGACCCTGTGAGTGAGAATCAAAACTTACTACGTATGAAACCTGTAAAAGCATTCTTAAATCAAGATCATGTTGCTCATATTCAAGTACACATGGCCGCTATGCAAGACCCAAAGATTCAGCAAATGTTGCAAGGTAATCCAATGGCTCAG